AAATTGTTTATGATATAGAAGAGATCATAAGAGCAGAAGAGGAAGCAAGGGTATCACATGAAACACGCACTACTTAGTCCGTCATCGGCAGACAAATGGACTCAATGTCCTGGTATGCCTACGCTTGCGGCAAAAGTTGATTATCAAGTTGGTTTACCAGCAGCAGTTGGTACATTGATTCACAGTATGACAGAACAACTCTTAAAGGGATTCTTAGTCGATGTGACACTTGAAGATTACTGGTTAGGCAAAACAGAATTAGTAGAAGACTTTGAAATAGTAGTAGATCAAGACATGATTGATTGTGCAAAAATCTATGTAGATTATGTGCAAGACAGAGCAAAAAGATTAAATGGCAAATTATTAGTAGAGCAGAAAGTTAGATTACAAGAGATATCAGAAGATTTATATGGTTATGCAGATGCACTAATCATTACACCACATAAGATGTGCGTGATTGATTTAAAAACAGGTAAATATCCAGTAAGTCCAGAGCATAACAAACAAGCCATGATCTATGCCATAGGTGCATTATCAAGATATGGTAACGAAGATACAGAAGTTGAGATTACTATTGTCCAACCACGCGCAACTTGGGGTGGTGGACCAATTAAAACTTGGACAACAAGTGCTGAGTTTTTGGTTAATTGGGCATACGATTTTCTAAAGCCAAGCGTTGATGCTTGTCTTGAAGAAAACCCTGTATATGTATATGGGGATCATTGTCGTTGGTGTAACGCAAGAAGCATCTGCGATTTATATAAACAATATAATAAAGGAGAAGATAATGACGGAAAATAAAGAGCCGATTACTTTTAGCTTTGAAGAGGGTGGTACAGAATATAATCTTGACGATCTTAATGACGAGCAAAAGTTACTTTATAACAAGTTAGCAATGGTAGAACGACAAAAGAATGATTTTGTTGCCAATGCTAATTTTGAAGTAGAAAAGTTAGATATTCTACGGGTTGAGTATTCACGAAGATTGCAAGAAGCAGTTGAGAGTGAGTCAAAAGTAGAGGTGGCTAAATGAGTCTAGCTGATATACGAAAAAAAACTAAGCAGAAACCACCACGAATAATCGTGCATGGAGAAGCTGCTGTTGGTAAAACGTACTTGGCTTCACAAACTAAAAACCCAATCATGTTAGATGTTGAAGATGGTCTTGGTAAGATTGAGATGGATCATATCCCATGTAAAACTTACTCAGATGTTATGGCTAATTTAGATGAGCTAGCAACTGAAGAACATGAATATAAAACAGTTTGTGTGGATTCATTAGATTGGTTTGAACGATTACTTTGGGAAAAAGTTTGTGCTGATAATAATTGGCAATCAATCGATCAACCAAGCTACGGAAAAGGCTATGCAGAAACCCTTAGATATTGGGGTAGCTATGTAGAAAAACTTAATAGACTAAGAGATAAAGGCATGATGATATTTCAGATTTGCCATAGTGAAGTTAGAAAAGTGGAAGATCCGCGAATCGAGGCTTACGATAGATACTCTCTTAAACTTCATAAAAAAGCTGCGGCTTTGTTATTAGAGCACTCTGATGCGTGCTTCTTTGCGGCTAAGAAGTTAGGAACTATTAAGGTGCAAGGTAAAAGTGGTATGACTACTAAGACTGTATCTGGCGATAGAATTATCTATACCAATAATGATCCAGCTTATCTTGCAAAGAACAGGTATAACTTACCAGATGAATTACCAATGGATTGGCAAGCAATCCGTGAGGCGATGATAGGGTGAGTTTAATATCTGATATAGATGTGGTACAGCGAGACTTAGATAGAATCATAGAAAGACTTAATGCGCTTATGCAAAAAGTTGATTTCGAAAATGGATCTTATCCAAATGAGACTTACGATAGGCTTGCTGATTTAAAAAGGGATTGCGAGGATTTGTGTGAGTATTTGAATACTTACTCGTCTTATGATCCTGGTTAATTAATATAAGGAGAAAAAAATGGATTTATCAAATTATGATTTTGATGATTTAGGTTCTGATTTGGAGTCAGCACCGAAACTTGAACCAGGCATTTATGATTTACATTTTGCGGGGTATCAAGAATTAAATGGTAAAAATAATTGGAAGGCGTTGAAGATTCTTTTTACTATAGGAGACAGCAATCGCCAAGTCGGTCATGCTTTTTGTGTCGAACACGACAACGAAGATAATGTAAGACGAGGTAGAAGCTCTCTTAAAAAAATGGCATCTGCCATGGGTGTATATAAAATTACGCACCCAGACGATTTTATGGATAAGTCAGTCAAAGCACCTGTAAGGTATGACAAAGACGACAAGTATCTTGAAATCGATGAAAACTTTGGTAAGAACTGGGAGCCTGTAAGTGCGAAAGCACCGACTCCAGCACCAACTGAAAAGAAATCTACATTAGAAGATGATGAGATTCCTTTTTAAGGAAAAGTATCGGCCTACATTGTGTGCGTATTGCAAGAATCCATGTGGGCCATACTTACACTTTGACGGGGTAGCATATTTAGGAGCTTGTAGTATGGAACATTTAGAAAAACTAAGAACAAATGAACGATTACCTAACAAGGCACAACTCAATGATGAGGGTGTTGAATATGCTATCACGCAAACTAAAGATATCTATTTAAAGTTATCAAGAGAGGAACACCATAGAGCATTACACGAATGGAATAGAGAAAAGAGAAAGCGTGTGTTTAGTTCTATAGTGAGAGAATATTTAAATTGGGCTAACGCAGTAGCCAAACAAGATGATGAAAGGGCAAAACATGGATCTGAGGAAATACTTTCCAGAAGAAAATAATCTGGAACAAAAGGGCAAAGATACAAACGATTTAATTAACGAGATGCAAGCTCAAGGCTTGCGTATTGATTATTTGCAAATAACAGGTGAGATAGTAAGAGTACCAGTAAACGATCTTGCTGGCGTGAAGGCTGATAGCGGTGGACAAAAATCTGGTTTCTATGTGGTTAATGAAGTAAACGGTAATTACTTTGCTGTTTATGGTAATTGGAAAACAGGGTTTGAAGGGCGTTGGTCAAGCGTTAATTCTTATACTATGTCTGTTGCTGAACGTGAGGACTTACAACGAAAGTTGCAAGAGGCTAAAGACAGGGCTAACGAAACTAAAAAACAAAGGCACAATGAAATGGCTGACAAAGTAAAAGCTAGATTTGAGTCTTACGCAAAAGTTTCTGAACATGAATATCTCACAAATAAAAAGGTTAAAAGTTATGGTTTAAAGCAACACAAAGACCTGTTGGTCGTGCCTGTGTATTCTATAACAGGTGCGATTAGATCACTACAATATATTAATAAAAATGGCGAAAAAAGATTCGCCTCTGAGTCTGAGATTAAAGGTAATTTATTTTTGGTTGGAGCTGAGATAAAAGACTTACCTAACTTAGATAAAATAATAATTGCTGAAGGTTATTCTACTTCTGCAACTATTTATGAGGCTACCAAAATTCCTGTGGCTTGCGTTTTCTCTGCAAACTTCTGTTTGCAATTTGCCCTTAATTTACGCAAGCTCACAGGTGCTAGAATAATAATTGCGTTAGATAATGATGAGTCTGGCGTAGGAGAGAAGAAGGCGCAAGAGTGTGCAAGGGCAGTTCCCAATTCATGCGTGCGTTTGCCGAGCGAGATAGGGGATTACAACGATTTATATTTAAAACATGGTTTAGATAAAGTTAAATCAGAGCTTACTGAATCTAAATACAATATTAAAAAGTATGCCATTCGTAATCTAATAGAAAAGCCAGAGCCACAAAAGTTTTTGGTTGATTCTTTTATACCACTAGCTAAACCAGGAATCTTAGCGAGTTCTGGTGGCGTAGGTAAATCATTATCATTAATACAGTTAGCTATCTCTATTGCAAAAGGTGGTACTTGGTGGGGTAAACCAATTAAAGAGAATGGCAGTAGCGTTATCTTTTGTGCTGAAGATGATTTAACTGAGATACACCATAGAATTGAGTTATTAGATCCAAAAGGCGAGCGTTTTAAACATAACAACGATGTTTATGTGTTTCCTGTACCAGATCAAAAAGAGCCATTGATATTATTAAAAGAAGAAGGCATTACCGAAC